TGGGTTCAGTTCTACTGGCTTTCCAGTCATCCAGTCAATGCGTGGTTGACCATCATTCGGTCCCCACTTCATCTTGTGATCAGGAATGTAAAACTTTGTACCGATGTCAATGTGCTTGCGTCGCCTTGGCTCGTCTGGTCTGTCATCGGTGATGCGGCAGAAGTTCTTGACCACATACTTCGTGGTGTTGCCTGCGTGCTCTGCATCTACTTTCTGCTCAACACGCTCGCTGCCAATGTCATCGCACCAGTAAGCGTCTGCCTCACCACAACATGAAACGGCCGGGTTATCCGGCTGCATCAATCCTTGGTACCATGCTCGGAGGTCTGGGTCGGTGTTCTGCCACTGACCAGAGTCCATTGCGTGCACCTTGCCAGTGCACAGGATCGCGAACACCAGCAGCATGACAACGATGCTCGCTATAACAAGCGATGGCATGTGGCTGCGCTCTGGCTCATGCCACTCAGGTCCATCTTTCCCCACCATAAGAATCATCCCCTCACGTGCTTTGATCAAGGCTTCAGTATCGTGTAACCGAACCAGATGCACGCGACGACCCACAGTATTGCGCCTAACGTGATCATGGGTTGCCGCTCTTGCTATTCTGAAACCAGAACGCCACCACTTGTCCAAACGCTGCGGCCATCGCACCAGTGAGCGAGGCAAGGATTGCGCTCTGCTGACCGGGGGGCCAAACGAGCCACGCTGCGAGCAGCAATCCGAATCCAGTGATCACGATGACGGACAATAGGATTTGTGCGTGGAACGTGTTCATAGCTTGCCTCTTACTAGGTAGATGCACGCTTCGCAAACAACCCATCCGTATATGAACGCGCCAATGTAACCAAGTATGCTCAGTGTGGTGTATATGTCGTGCAGTTGGTCAAACATTCGGCACCATCTTCCATTCGTGCATCAGTGGTTCGATGTCTTTGCTGTTGGTCACAGCCCAGCGTGTTTGCTGGATGCCACCACGACTGTCTTGCCAGCCCGACCTGAAGTGCTCGCAGAACGCTTCGAACGTTGGATGCTGCTTCTTGTGTTGGTCGGTGTATTCAATTGGCGTGACATTGCCGCTAGGAAATTTGACCCAGATTGTTTTCATGACACCCAGCTCATGCTCGTATCGTAACCACCATCAACTGGCCAGTAGCACATGACAACAGCGTCAGCGAGGTTTGGCGATCTCGTGCCCTCTGGCTTCTTGTCGATCATCAGCTTCATCTTGCTGCTCTTGACCATCGTTGGCTGGCTCAATTCCTTCTGCAGCGTGCGCAGCAATGGCAGATCACTTGGCAAGCTGATCAACTCGTGTAGCTCGTATCCATGCTCTTTGCCCTCTGCCTTCAGCTGCAGGGCGTGGAAGGTGCGCTCGAAACGTCGTCGCAATTGCCACCAGCCTTGCGCCTTCAGGTTCTGGTAGAAATCTTTATTGAGCGGCGTGTCGTAGTCAGTGGGATCGAGACGCGAGTCTGGATTCAACGTAATAGCGCCAGCGTTCCACGGCGCAAACGATAGCTCGGCGGGCAATAGGTCATCGTCTGCGAGCCTGTTGATCTCTGCCTTCACACCAGAGCCAACACCGATGCAATCGTATTGCAGTGTCATATGACCGTGGCCAGTGCACACCTCAACAGCCTTGCGCGCTGTGACTGCAGTGTCTCGCGCGCCCCACTCCTGCACATCGCGGAGCACAATGCCACGACGCAGGACAAGAGCGTTGCGATCGTCTCCCTCGTCTGCAACGTCCAGCGCAGCGCCCCACTCACTCAAGCCCCAACCTTGCTCGGGGATCTCAAGTTTAACGTGAGCGTCTATTGCTGCAGCGACCCACTCAGCTGGAATGACTGTGCCAGAAACCGCGGCTGAGTAGTTGCGGTCAACCTCTTGCGCGAAGATATGCAACAAGCCATCGTCTTCAGCTTTTGACTTACGCGACTCGTACCACTCTCGGGTCTTATCGGGGTGGTCGCTCCAGTCCATGACAAACACATTGGTCTTGCCACGTTGAACCTCACCACCATTCCACTCCACACCAGCCTCACGCTTGCGGTGGAACACGTTGCCAAGACCGTTGACGCTGCTGATGTCAATCTGCACACGTGTATTGTCGCTCAACGAAGCTTCGATCATCTCAGGATGTTCGTAGTGCGCTGACTCATCCTTAAACGTAATCTTGGTTCTGCCGCCACGACCAATGTCGTCGCCAGACTCACCAGTGATGCTGTTGCCCCCCGGTTCATGGATACGCATGTACGAGAGGTTATCTTCACCAAATTTCTCTGGCCAGAACTCGACTGGCACAGTGCGCAGTATGAAGCGCATCTTCTCGAAGATCGAGTTCATGTTGCCAATCTGGTCAACGCTCAGTGCCTTGCGTGAGCCCCAACCAACGTTGGAGCCCGGTACGAACAGGAAGCACCAGACTGAGAACGCGCAACACAGCCAGGTAGCGCCCATGTCGCGAGACTTCTCAACTAGGCCATCAGCCTCGGCAGCCCAGCACGCATATAAGAACTCAATGAACTCACGCTGACGAGGAAACAACATAAACGGAATCCGCGTTGGCTTGCTTGTGCCAGCGTTGCGTGGATCAAACGTATCGCACCAGTCCTCAATGAAGTCGATGCAGCCCTGCGCGCCATTGTTGGCGTAGTGAGCACGCGCACCCTTGAGATAACCGGGCACAAGCTTCACGCGCAACATAAGCTGGACGCGTTTCGCCATCAACGTTTCGTAATCGGGGGGCCAATCCATGGCAGGCGCGAGCATCATTCAGTCGACGTGGTCGTGGTCGTCGTCTTTTCCACCACCTTGCCTTCGATCACCTTAAAACTCTTCTGCAGTTCAACTGCAGTCATGTTGCGCGCTTCTCTGAACAAAGTCTGCGCATCCTCCACTGACATACTGCCACCTTGCAAATTGAGTGCGTGCAGGTGGTTGTGATCGTGGTCGGTCTTATCACGCCACTCTGAGGCCCTGCGATTCTTGAGCCAGAAGATGCAAGCGGTCACTTCAGGCGGCACATGCTCAAGTATAGGCACGCGGATGACTTCACCGTCTTTGGTTGTGAAGACTTTTTCACTCTCATACGTGTAGCCAGTTGCACGTGAGTAGAGCGATCGTTCAACGCGGTCGTCTGCAGCTTCCTTGTTGCGCTTGAGTGCTGCAAAGAATTCGGGGTGACGAGACTGCCAATTCCAAATCGTAACCGTGGTGACGCCGAAGAACTCTGCAAGGTCGTGGTCAGTAGCTCCAAGCTGGCACAGCTTGCGTGCTTGAACAGCGTACTCTTCGCAGTAAGGTGAGCGAGATGCGGGCGCTACAGTCAGAGGCTTTATCTCGATGACCTTCTTGTACTTACGACGCTTAGAGTTCGCCACCTTCAGACGATTGGGCTTAGGCTTCGAAGGCAACGATAACTCCTTTTAGGGGATTAAACCTGAAGGCTACCGCACGCCGCGATATATCACAGCGTATTCGGGCAGCGGACAAAAGCGACGATCACGCAGCGCGCATCGCTGGCGCAAGATCGTCAGCACGGACTTGGAACTCAGCCTCGCGGCCAAGGATGTTGAACAACACACGGACGCGCGTGGCGTTGTTGCCAGCTAGGCCACGATACTCGCCGTATTTGTCTTTGAACAAACCACGCAGACCATAAACGCTCTCGCCATGTGCAAAGCGCGGTGGCTCATGATCAACGTCGTGGTAGTAGCCATCCTCGGTGCCATCGACGAGGGTGCGTAGCTCTTCCACAACAGCATCACGAACACGACTTGGGTTGCCGCAGTTCATCAGGATATGATCAACGCCACGTGTGTACGAGAGGACTTTCCAATCCTGCTTACGTTCGTTCACGTGGACCATCAGGTAGTACGGGAAGAGTGGCACGATGCGGCGAACGTTGTTCACTGCTCGCATTCGAAACTGAGGATGAAAATATTCGAAGTCTTGTTTGGCTACATTCTGCACCGCATCGCTGGACGATGCTTGCTTGGTCTTCAACACCAACCAAAATTTGTGAGGACTTTTTGCCAACTTCGAAACCACCCAGCCAAATGATTCCTTGCCACCAGTTCCATACCTACAGCTAAACCGGGGGGTAGGCAACACCCACACCAACCACACCGCTGCTCGCACGCGCATACGCTATGCACGTGCGCGCGTATGGAGATTTACATGTGGGACGTGTGGGTGCGTATAAACGAATACGTATTTCAATGACTTACGACCCACACGCAATCCACATAAGCCACAGAACCCACATTCGGAAGCCCATAATCTCCAGCGAATTTCCCCGGCTCCCCCAGATTCGAGGACCACCGCAAGGCCAAAAACAGGGTGTGGTTAACCGCAAAAACGTGGTGGCAGCGCCTTAAATGTGGCTTGCAGCCCCTTGCCGAAACACTGATTCGCATGGTCTTTGGTTACAGGTAGC